CCTTCGATAGGTTCTAGTCCTAACAATGCTCTTGATTCATTTAATGACATAATGCCTAATCCCATTAACTTTTCTATGGCTGTAACCTTAGTATTCCAGGATGCATATTGAAGCCTTTCGCTATAAAAGATAATCTCCTCACCACGCATCAGTTCATTTTCAGTCAGCAACCCCAATGAAAAAGCCTCTGATAGCTGGATGGCTAGAGGCTCTATGGTAGATTCGTAAAATGAGTTGAAATCTTCTTCTGTGTACTTGTTGCTAAAGATTGGAATTGAAACACCAAAGTAATCGAGTATTTTTGATTGTAAGAACTCTAGTGTATCTTTATCGATGAGTTTAGGATCAACAGATAATGGGATGTATTCAGACTTTAAATCAATCGGTATGATGGAGCTTCCTTTAAATGTTATCGAATCATTGAGTGCAGCATCGAATAACTCTCGTTGTTTTTTCTTATCAATCTCTGATAGCATACCATTCATCTTCACAATACCTTTAATTTGCATCGAGGTCTTTACCGCATTATCGATACCCTGAAGTACACTTTCGTTTATGGATATCGTTTTAAGTATCGCTTCATGATCACCAGATGATCCGTTCCCTCCAAAGATATCGTTAGAAGCAAAATACTTCCTTAGATGTATCAAATTCTCGTAAGGTAGTGTAAATTGCTGACCATCTTCAAAATAGAACTTTAAATAATAACTACCACCATTATCAACAACCACTTCAACGATCGTAGGCCTTAATGGATATAACGCTTTGAGTCCACCTTTTTCTGAATCAAACATTGGATAGATAAACACGTTGTCATTAAGTAGTAAAAGCGTAATCACCTTATAGATGAAATCATAGGGTGTCATGAGTGGATTAGGTTTGTGCTTTAATAAAAAAGACAGTCGACCTTGTTTCTCGGTCACCGTCTTATCTGCTTCTGTTTTAATGTATCTTGGTTTTAGTTTTGCACACTGGCTCGCTACCCTATCAATACATATCTTAACCACATCACTCTTTGATATGTTATTACCAAACGGAGTGAATAGGGTATTATTTTGGTTTAATAATCTGAAGGCATTAGATGAGCCTTCTTTTTTCTTTCTAGTAAAAACGCCCAACTGAATCACTCCTTTATAACATCATATTTTCGTAATCTATTTTATATCGATTTAAAACTGCGTAGGCAATAATAAGTGCTACTGTTCCATCGATTCTTTTATACTTTGAGTTAAGTTTTGAAGGTTGAATATTTCCATTCAAGTCCACTTTTGCTTGTGTGTTCGATAAGCACCATTTTAAGATCGGATGATTATCATAAATGATCAGCTTGTTTTTCAAGTCCGCTTCTAGCTGTTTCATGGGCTCTGATAAAGAATAGATACCTTGACGTACCTTTTCCATATTAAATCCTAGCTCTTCCATTTCTTTAATCCAATAAAGTGAGTTCCAGGGGTCAAATCCAACCCAAAGCGGTCTAATCTGATGTTCTTGAATCATTTTCATAAACCATTGAGTCACTAACGAGAAATCATTCTGGCTTCCTTCAGTAAGCGTAATTAGCCCACGCTTTATCCATATATCATAGGGGACGTTATCTTCTTCCATGCGTTTCTTAACTACATCACTTGGCATAAAGAAATGAGATAGGACATACTTTTTATTGTCACCTTTTTTCTGAATGACGAGGATTGCAGCTGTTAGGTCTGTTGTTGATGATAAATCCACACCACCTATAGCATAAGAGTTTTTAAGTGAGCTCAACTCAAACTTTGCTTCATTGTTTAAGTCATCAAATGAAAGCCATGCACCCTGATCAACTTGCTTGATATTAAAATCTTTACATAACATGGTCACTCTGGTTGAGTGGTCATTTTTTGATTTGTTCATTACATCTTCAAGATACGATTGCATCTTCACAACACCTAGACTTGGATTAGACTTCAACCAATATTTAGGATCATCATAGATTTCTTGTGTGCTGTCTTGTGTGTATAACCAGGGAAGTACTCGCTCATCTGTAATTTCACCCTTTAAAATCTTTCTTGCGTATTCGAGTTTGTTATCCAAGAAGCCGCCTACTGTCGTTCCTTCAGTGGTAATGATAAATATAAGTGGTTCTTTTTTAGTGGATTGACTTTGCTTAATGGCGTCATAGACTTTTGAATCAGTCATTTCATGGACTTCATCGATACAACCAACTTCAATGTTATATCCATCTTTATTTCTGCTTTGTGCTGACAATTTCTTGATTTTGTTCTTAGTTTTTGGAGAATAGATAAAGAAAATGTTCTTTTTACTTCGTTTTTCATTAGAAAGGGCTGGAGACTGTTCACGCATGTTATTAATCTCTTCAAAGAGGATGTTCGCTTGCTCGCTCGTATTTGAAGCACATACAATATCAACACCACCCTTAGATAGAAAGAACTCAGCTAAGTCTATCCCAGCAATGAACGTTGTCTTTCCATTCTTACGAGCAATCAATAGGATTACTTCATTAAATCTTCTTAATCCAGTCTCTTTAATCTTAAATCCGTAGGCGGTTTGAATGAGTGCTTTTTCCCATAGTTCTAAGATGAAAGGTTGCCCATTAAATGGTGACTTAGTGTGTTTGCAAAAGGTCTCAATAAAATCGATTCTTAAGTTACCAGGCTTTTCATCAAAGTCATATCGAGGATCAACCATATCATCCATCAGTTGTTTAAGCGTACTCTTTAATTCTTCTCCAGCCAAGATTTCATTGGACATCACTTTTTGGTAATACTCAATCAGGTAATTCATCACATATTCGCTTTCTTAAGAAACTCATCAAATGCATCGTCTCCATCAATGACATTCTTACCCATGATTGAATTTAGCGTTTTAATCACTGTTCCATAGGAGTTTACAAGTTTAGTATAGTACTTGGCTGCTTCAGTTTGTCGCTGTGCACCTTTGCTAGAAACTTGAACTGCTCCATGCTTTCTAATCTGTTCTTGGAGGATGCCTAGCTCCACTTTCATGAATGCTGCTTGTTCTATTAAGTTATCGACTAATTGTGTTTTGGTTTCATCAACCGATGAAAAAAGCGACCGAAGTCGCTCAATCTCTATACTAACATCTTTTATCTTCGACATTAAAACACCTCACTCATTGAATGTTCTTGCTTGATTCGTCATTGATTACTTCAACAAAATCTTCTTCTGGAATGATTGCTAGACTTCCCCATGTACCATGAAGCTGATTGAGTCCATCGATATATTCGATAACACCTTCTCTGCCATCGTAATGGTCTTCACCTTTCATATCCATAATTCTTATTTTGTCTCCAATTTTATACATATTAGCTACCTCCTATGGTTAGTACTATATATCACTCTAAAGAGACAAAATAGCAAGAAAAAAAGCCACCTAAGTGACTTAATACCCGATAACCATTTTCAGGTTTTCAAAAATTGCAGCTTCCATTTTTTAAAGGTCCCCTCGTGCGGTACCCCAGCAACAAATTTATAGCACTAATGGGGGGGAATTAATCTTTACAATTTAAACTTATGTATTTTTTTAGTTCTTCAATCATGTCTTTAACCTTAGAAACATTAACTTCTCCGACTATTTCGTGACTATCAAAGTCTTTAAGGTCTTTGTGAACAAATCTTAATCTATTGTATTCTATATTGATATCCGTAATAAGTCTGTTTGTTTTTACCTTAAGATCAAGCTGTTTTGATTCATCTTCATAATTTGTAAATAATAGTCTTTTCAGCTTAGTTAATTTACTCAACAATTCTTTTAATTTATCGCAATCATTCATTTTTTCCCCACCATCCTTTATGAACATTATATCAAACAATGTTTACTTCAAAGAGGTTTTTCTGGATTTATTAGGTTTCCATCTTTATCAAAACTAACTTTATTACTAAACCGTTTGTGTTCTTTGTTGTGACAATCCCTACATAGCAACTCCAAGTTATCCTGATTGAGACTGATTGAAGCATCCTTAACATTATGAACTGTTAACCTTTTTTTATGATGAACTTCGATTCCTATATTTCCACATCTTTCACAAAGACCATTGACGTTAACAATCCTAAGTTCTCGTGCTGCAAGCCATGCATTCGACTTGTAAAAGTTATGTAGTACCTTTGGTTTTTTCATATGCAACCTTTAGCTCTTTGGCTTTTGAATCTACATCTTCCCATCGAACGTTTAAATCTTCACGACCCATGTGTCCATACGTTGCTAAGTCTTTAAACTTCACATGCTCAAACTCTAAATCTTTACGAATGTTTGAAGGTGTAAAATCGAAGTGTTCTTTAATCAATAAAAGCAATTGATCATCTGGTAATTTACCTGTACCAAAGGTGTCAACCGACACAGCAACTGGATTTGCTACTCCTATGGAATAGGACACACAGACTTCGCACCTGTCGGCTAAATTTGCCTTCACAAGGGCTTTTGCTACGTATCTTGCATAGTAAGTCGCGCTGCGATCAACCTTGCTTACGTCCTTCCCTGAGAACGCACCTCCGCCATGTTTAGCGTATCCACCATAGGTATCTACAATTATCTTTCTACCAGTCAATCCTGAGTCACCATATGGACCACCAATGACGAATGCTCCAGTAGGATTGATTAAGATATTAATTCCTTTGAGGTTGTTGCCAATCAATGGTTTGAGAACTTCTTCAATGATGATTTCCTTTGCCAACAACGGATTAGCGTGCTGTCTTGTTTGAGCAGATACAATAATCGTTTCTAAAGCGAATGGCTTATCACCTAGATACTTTACCGATACCTGGCATTTACCATCAGGACCAAAGATGTGATTGTACTTAGCCTTTCTAAGTGTATCTACTTCTTTGGCTATCTTATGTGCTATTACAATAGGCAGTGGCATCAACTCTGGTGTTTCATTGCATGCGAACCCATACATCATGCCTTGATCACCTGCGCCTTGTTGATGATCTAAAGTCTCATTAACACCTATTGCAATATCAGGTGATTGTTTGGATATCTTTTCAAGCACACTAAACTCTTCATTGTATCCGATACCTTTTAGTACTTGTTTAGCAATTGCTGAGTAATCTACTGATGCAGTTGTTGTAACTTCACCAAAGATTACCACCAAGTCATCCTTGATAGCTGTTTCAACTGCGACTCTTGCTGCTTGGTCTTGTTCCAAAATGGCATCTAAAACAGCATCACTTATTTGGTCACATATTTTATCTGGATGTCCACTAAAGACTGATTCACTCGTTATTATTTTCATAGTCGTCCTCGCATTCATAAGTTAAAAAGGAAGCTTACTCGCTTCCTTCGTTTTAAGTTTTATCTTTTATTAATGGTATGAAAGCTGCATACCTAGCATAATGATAGCCTTCGCTTTCCACTAGAATTCCAAAATCGTGTTTATCTGATGTCACTAAGATACAATGGAACACTCCGTTTTCATCACAATGCATCAAACCAAGATTGTCTTTGATGAAATCGTAATCGTTTAGTGGATCCCTGATGAAGCATTCAAATAAATCTTTATCAATAGTAATCGTCTTCTCAATGATGAATTCATCTTGTGGGATGAGTTCGTTTGGTGTCGCTTTTCTTATAAAGTTAGTTTTCATGAGTGATTTCCTCATCAACTTTCCAAGCAGTATAGACGCTTCTGTAACTACAGTCCCAAGTATCTAAGATGATACCGTCTTTACAAACTGTAACGTGACCTGCCATTTTCAAAACGAATGTTCCTTTTGGATGAAGTTCTGTGAAATCATGGCCTTTTAATCTTGGCTCACCTTTGATGGCTTTAAATATAAGTCTAGGTCTGCCTTCAAAGTATTTGTATAAGAACTCGGTATCTTTATAACTTGTGAAATTCCACTCACGTTTCTTTTGGTTGAGCTCTCTTCTGCATTCCATGTAATCCTTATTGAGTGCTGTACTAATTGCTCTTACCACACAATCGGTTGTTTTGATTCCTTTAGGATGCGCATTGTGTTCTTTAAACATAACTACTTCCACCCTTCATTGAACCATTTGACAAGTTCTCTTGATGAGTTGCTTTGAAACACCGGCTTTTCAAAACCATCGAGTCTTTCATAAACTGTGTATTTCGATTCATGTCTGAAACAGTCGATTTGAACTACGAAGAGGTTGTTATTGGTTTCTATGTCTGCAATTCTAAAATCATCATAAAGTGGACCGCTAAGTGGACAATTGTTTTTAAACCACACATAGCTTGTTTCAAGATCTACTTTTCCGCTTGGTTTTATTTGCTTAATGATGTTACCCATGAGTTTTGTCTTGTTCGCTAGGCTTGTATCTCTACAAAACCAGTCGAACCATCCTGCTTTGATCTGGGTTGTTCTGTCCCGACTATCAAACTCACCCGCATTAAAACTCTGAATCCATTCTGATAAATTGATTTGTTTTTCCATCTTTGTGACCTACTTTCTACCTTTTGGTATGTATATATATCACTCTAAAGGCACTTAATAGCAAGTCAATTCGACATTAAAATCTCACTATAGTGTTAAATTTTGAAAGTCCTCGATGGTTCCAACCGATATTCTTTCACCATTTCGGATCATATAGCAATCTTCACTTGATCCTTTGTATTTGATATAGCGTTTTACGATGACATCGATAAACTTTTCATCTAGCTCCATTAAGAACGACTTGCGATCAAGTTGATCAGCTGCAATCATTGTTGAACCTGAACCACCAAACAAATCAAGTACCGTTTCATGACGTCTTGATGAATTCGCAATTGCTCTTCCACAAAGTTCTAATGGTTTCATCGTTGGATGCTCTTCATTTTTCTTTGGTTTGTTATATTCCCAGATAGTATCTTGTGTGCGGTCATCAATAAAGTAGTGAGCTGCGCCTTCTTTCCAACCATAAAGGATTGGTTCGTGTCTCCAGTGATAATCTTGTCTACCAAGTACAAGTGCATTTTTCACCCAGACAAGACACTCGGCTAATTTAAAGCCAGCATTCTTGAAGGCGTTTCTAAAGTTGAGCCCTTCTGTATCCGCATGACACACGTAGATGGCTCCGCCTGGTTTTGTATGCTCAAACATATTCTGGAAAGCACTGTATAAAAAAAGATAGAAAGTATTATCTTCCATCTTATCGTTTTTGATTTTTCCTGCGGTTCCTTCATAGTCAACATTGTAAGGCGGGTCAGTAAATAACATATCGACTACTTTCCCATTAAGTAATGTTTTTACTTGCTCTGCATCAGTTGAATCTCCACACATGATTCGGTGTGGTCCTAGTTCATAGACGTCACCCATTTTTGAATAGGGGTTCTCTGGGATTTCATCATCAATATCAAAATCATCGTCTGCAGCATTATCTGGAAGCAACTTCTCCATCTCTTCAAAACCAAACTGAAGCATATCCATATCGATTTCCGATAGTTCTTGTTCCAGCTTCGATAGATCCCATGTTGCAAGTTCTGCAGTTTTGTTATCAGCTAATCGAAAAGCTTTGATTTGTGCCTCATTTAAATCATCTGCGATAATACATGGCACTTCTTCTAACCCAAGCGACACAGAGGCTTTTAAGCGCGTATGTCCGGCAATAATAACGTTGTCACTTGTAATGACGATTGGAACTTTAAAACCAAATTCCTTAATTGAGTTAGCAACTGCCTTTATTGCTTCTTCATTGTTTCTTGGATTGTTTTCGTACTCTTGGAGTTCCGATACTTGTTTCATCACGATATTCATTCATCCATTCCTCCTCACCATTTTCTATGCGTCTAGCCATGAGTTCTATTTCTGCTTTCTTTTCGTTGTACTCAATGCCAAACTTGGTAATGAGTAGGTATTTAATCGCAGCTATATCAGGTAGCGATTGTTTCTTATACTTTGTAATACGCTTTTTAGTACCTGTTTTAGTTTCTTCAATAACTGTTTGTGTTTCTTCATATTCAAAGCCTATCGCACGTTGATAGATTGCATCTAGAAGCTTATGTTTTAAATCCTCATCGCCATACTGAAAAGCTGCATTGAATTTTGGATGTGCTTTTTTCAGTTTGATCACTGTTTTCTCTGTAATACCCAAATACTCAGCAATCTGCTTTTGAGTTGCTCTTCTAGATACCATTTCAGATATGGCTTTTAATTTAACTTCTAAGTGTCCAGATTCATCCCAACGCTCATATAGATCAAGCATTTTTCCTTTCATTCAATCACTCCAACTGTAGATAAAAAATTGTAATCATTCACCAGTTGGAATACTACAAGTATCTCTGCAAAAACAAAAAAGAACTCATTTCTGAATTCTCTTCGTTTCTAGGCTGGGTTTTAGCCAGTATTCCATAAGCTTATACCTTTGCTCATTTTAATGTTATCACACCCTTGACAAATTCACAATGGTTCATGATGGTTCATGACGGTTCATTGCGGTTCAAAGTAAAGAAAAGAGGAGACCAAAGTCTCCTCTAGCGAACCCTATTCGCTGAACAATTCAAAGATTGTTAGAATCGCAGCAAAAAGGACACTCAGTCACATATATATTGCTAGTGTGTTTAACGCACTAACTCAATAAGAAACTATACGAGTGGCCTTGAAGGTTCTGTTTTTAAAGATTTTTTTCATCTTTATAACCTCCTTGGCATTCCGCCAATTAATATTATACAGTAAATTACACTCTTTTTAGTAAGTCTAGTGCAATTTCATGCCATCTTTTGACTGTAGACATTGAGACATACAACTTCTCTGCTATTTCTTGCCAACTATTCCAGTCGATATATCTATAGATTAATAACTTCCTAAGTTCCTTGTCTTCTAGTTCATCAATAGCAGCAATAATCTCACCTTTTATTTTTGGTAGTTCTCTTTTTAATTCTTCAATAACGACCTCATCATTAAGAGCTCTTAAGATCCACTTTTCAAAAGGTGCTTGTAGACTTTTTGTTCCATCTACACGTATAGCGTCAAAGTTGATACCTGGTATAGAGTTTGCAAGACGAATGTACTCATCAACAATTTGTTGGAGTTTTGTAATCTTGACTTGCGTATCATGATAACGACTTAAGAATTCTTTTACATTCATCCTGCTTCCTCCTTGAATTTATCGAGTACTTCTATTTCAATAGCGATCCCTGTTGGATCATCTGACCATAACTTTTCAACATGCTCTACAACCACCTGTGCGTCATCTACCCAGAACCCAACTTCCGTCATACAGTCTTTTAGCATCTTTTGAAGGTTGTCGGTATCAGGCCTAGTCACTCTCCATTCAAAATGCTTGTATTTTCTGCCTTTAGGAAATCTCCATATCACATTAAGTTTAATTGGACCTTCCATAGGTTTCTCTGGTTTGAATGGTTTAAGGTGTCTGATGATTGTAGTTCTTGCTTGCTTTAATTTTTCCGGTTTATAAAACACAGGCTTGTTTTTGACGAGTGTAACTTTATTCTGTTGCGCTGTGATCGTTGGCGGATCCAGTAAGAGAAATATTTTCATTGCATCCTCCTTTTTCTGTTTTTTAAGTTCCAGAAAGGCGAGTGCTGACGATGATGCATTTGTTTGGGATAGGGCAAGGCTATAAGCCCTATCCTACAAACATGCGTCAGCGTGTTACGTACAACACATATATATAAGGCCTTTCCGTAACATTTACGTATAGGGATTTTCACCCTTTATTCCGTAAATTCTGTAAGTTTTACAGATAGGGATTTTATTCCTTTCTGTACGTATTATTTACGTCTGCTAATTTTACCTTTTGAGTATTTGTAATCATCATCGAACTCACGAACCCTATCTCTTACAGTCCGTTCTTTAATGCCTAAATATTCAGCAAGAGCCAAAGCGTCACAGCTTCCATCTGACTCGATGTTTATATCAAATGCTGCATCAAATTCATCTTTTCTTGATTCAGTTGTTTGGTTTCTTTTACCGCTTTTTTCTAAATTCGCTTTAGGATCACCGTCAGCGTAATGCTTAATGAGTATACCTTTATCATCTAGTCTATGAATCGGGTATTCAAACCAAAAATTCACTGGTTTAAAGTTATTGAACTCTCGTAAACTACTCTCAAGTCGCCAAGCAGTCGACGTTTGTACATCAGCATATTGAGCCATAAACTCATCACTTGTTTCGAGTTGAATCATATCGAGCTGTGCATCAGGGTCACGTGCAAAAACACCAGAACCCGATGCTCTATCCATTGCTCTTTTGAAACCTTGTGAACCTTTTGAATGATGATGACAATAGATAGCCGCACAGCCTGTTTCGTTACAAATCTTATCGAATTGATTAGAGAAGGCTCCCATTTCTGAAGCGTTGTTTTCATCACCTGTTATAACCTTATAAATCGGATCGATGATGATTGCATCAAAGCCTTGATTCGCTACTTTTCGTATGAGCTTAGGTACCAGTTTATCTAAAGGCATTGCACGCCCTCGAAGGTTCCAAACTTTGATGTTTCCACTATGTTTTGGTGTCAGCTTCAAGGCTTTATAAATCTTGTCAAATCGGTGTAAACAGCTGGCTCTATCAATCTCTAAGTTCACATAGAGCACTTTTGATTTTTTACATTGAAATCCTAGCCACTTCCTACCTTCTGATAGTGCAATCGCAAGCTGCATCAGTAAGAAACTTTTACCGGCTTTTGATGATCCAGAAATAAGCATCTTATGCCCAACTCTGACAACTCCTTCTATAAGTTCAGGTGCTAATGGCGGTAGATTCAATAACTCTTCATCTAGCGAATCAAGTCTAGGCAGTTCATCAGTAATTCCTTCAGTAAAATCAAGCCATTCATTCCAGCTGCGTCTTCCGATGTTCGTATCTACTAATGTTTGAATGACACCATTTCTTGTGACACCTGGTATTCTAGATAACCTTGAAGGGTTACGATTGGCTTTGTCGACTTTGAGTCCGTTTTTGTCTAAGAAATCATACAGATAGTCGACTCGCTTACGGTATTCTTCTGCATCACTTGCATCAACTCGTACGATTGCGTGTAGGCTTCTACCACCACTATGGACTAAACATGCAATTGGTAGTTCAAGCTTGCGATAGATTGCGTCTTGTTCCCGAATCGGAATATCATCTGATTCCACTAATGCATAAGAGAAGCGTGTAATGTTTTCATTTTTGACACCCTTTCCATCGACTGGATTAAACCGTATCCATGCGCCACATTCAGGTTTTGAATCACCTAAAACGGCACCAATATCATCAGGGTGTTTTTTGAGTAAATCGATTAGTTCTTTAGCTGTTCTATCAAATTGACCTCTGCCAGGCATCCATTTGCCATCGCTATTTTGCCATACATCATTGGTTACATACCCTACGTATTCATTGTCATTAAACAATGTCTCAAGATATGTGATTAATTGCTCAGTAGAGCTTTTATCAACTGTTGGATCATATATTGGACCGTCACCATCGTATTCAATCATATCGTCCCATTCCATAATTCCACCATTTGCACTGTATGAAGGTACCCAACCGGCATCTTTTGCCATTTTGATAATCGTTCCTCCAGCTATGGGATTAGAGGAGCCGGCAAAGCTCCTCCATTTCCTGTCACATTCACCATCTTTATAGCGCGTGTCATTTTGACTCCAGTCGTCCCATACTGAACAATCAAATCCTTCAGCTTTAAGTGCCATACCTACGTTAATCCATTCTTGATAAGTGACTTTTGATACATCTATGTGTTTTAAAGCTTCAAGTAAATTGTCCATTTAAATCCTCCTACGGTTGATAACTTGTTGCATTGATGCCTCTTGGAAGGAACCAGTTATTTTCTGCGATTCTTGATACCATTTTGCTTGCAGATTCAAATGGCCACATGCCAACATGATTAAATCCATAACGTTCTAATAATCTGATTTGTTTCGGTGTTGCAAGTCCTTCAACTTGTCTATTCTTAAGTTTTTCAATGATTAAACTCGCCATACCACAGTTTGTAATTGCTTCAGCAAAGATGCCGTGCTTTTCTAAGTAGTCTATCTGCTTCGCTGTTGGAGGTGACATCTCCCACATAAATGTCGGTTCATAGTTGGCTAAATCTTCAGCAGCAATCGAGAATGCATATTGAATAGGATCGACAAGTTTTTGTTTTCTTCTTTTCATAGCAGCTAGTTCACGTGCAAGTGCATCTTCACGTTCTTGAATTGCATCATTTTCAGCTTCTTTTTCAGCAGCGAGTAAATCAATGCCACTTTCTTTGTCCATCATCTTCTGGTCTATGCGTTTGGCAAGTTCTGCATCTTTTGATATAAGCGCTGAAGGTCTACATAAATCGTGTCTCTCAGTCATCCATAGAAAGTCTAGTAATAAAAGTTCTTTCTTATTAGGTGCTAGTCGCATACCGCGTCCAACCATTTGTTGATAAAGACTTCTAATTTTAGTAGGTCTTAAAACGATAATGCAATCCACAGCAGGACAGTCCCAACCTTCAGTAAGAAGCATCGAATTACATAAAACGTCATATTCACCCGCTTCAAAGTCTGCGAGAATTTCCTCTCTATCTGTGCTATTCCCATTGACTTCTGCCGCTCTAATGCCATGCAAGTTAAGTAGTTCACAGAACTTTTGAGATGTCTTCACTAAGGGTAAGAAAACGACTGTTTTTCGACCTTTACAGTATTTAAGCATCTCAAGTGCAATTTGATTTAGGTATGGTTCTAGTGCAGAGCCAATTTCACCGACTGCATAATCACCGTTTGAGACACCCACACTATGAATATCTAATTCAAGAGGTATCATCTGTGCTTTTACAGGACAAAGGTAGCCTTCTTTGATTGCTTGATGCAATGAGTATTCATAAGCTTTTGAATCATAGAATTTACCTAGATTTTTTTGATCAGCACGATCGGGTGTTGCAGTTACACCGAGAATATTTGCTCCATCAAAGTGTGATAGTATGCGTTGATAAGTATCGCTCATGGAATGATGTGCTTCATCAACTACGATGGTTTTAAAATAATCCTTTGCAAAGGCTGTCAGTCTTTTTTCTTGAGATAAGGTCTGTACAGATGCTACTACGACTTTTTCTGAAGCGCCAATGGCGGTGGACTCAGCCTTTTCTAAAGCTGAATCCAATCCACTGGTTTCTTTCAATTTATCTGAAGCTTGATCGAGCAACTCTCCGCGATGTGCAAGAATTAAAGCATTGCTGCCATCGTTTATTTCTTCTTCAACAACCTTTGAAAAGACGACTGTTTTGCCTGTTCCTGTTGGAAGAACCAGTAGTGTTTTTTGGCGTCCTTGATTCCATTCATTTCTAATTGCTTGAACCGCTTCATTTTGATAAGGTCTTAATACCATAAGGCAACCCTCCTAGAATGGGAGATCGTCTTCAATAAAGAACGCTTCTTGATAATCAAGGAATCGATGAATGTCATTAGTAAATTTCTCTTCACCCTGATTATTTGTGTATGCTCTTTGCTTAAACTGTGCACGCCCTTTTGAGCCAATTACTTTGTTCCAATCCATCGTTAGTTTTTCACCATGTTTCTTCTGACCAATACATCTAAAGAAAGATGAAATACGAAACTCCAAAGGACGATATAAAAGCAAATCAAACTTCACTGTTGCTACGCCATCTTTGGTATCAACTTGAACGGTAATCGTTGCTTTATTACAAGGCGGGACTTTTGGTCCACCAGGGAATCTACCACGTTCAAAGTTAATAACTGTAAAATTGTACTCGCCATCAGGTAATAAGATATACTGCTGGCCATCTTCTTCGATTGAATCGTTCCAATCCATTAACATATTTTTGTTGTCAATCATGATTATTGTTCTCCTTTATTTTTATTGATTGTTTCTACGATCTTTTTCCAATTAGGAATGATCCATCTAGTAATAAAATCATCTGAATAATCCGTTATAGGATCTGCTTCTTGATAGTGACCTTTAGCGGCTACTATCTTTTGAAGTTCAACTTCTGTAATCCCTGCGTCTTCAATCATTTTCTTAAGTTTGTTCACAGTTGCTATGTTTGTAATATCTCTTGGATCAGGAAATGGCACTTCATTTTTTGTAAACTCTTGGTCTTCAAAGAGGTGTGCAATCGATGAGAAGCTAAGTTCTAGTTCCTCTGGTAAATCGAATCGGTTTTTCGCATCATAAGCCGGATTATGGGTTGTGTATAATACACGTTTTCCACCTTGTGCTTTTTTCGAGTTGGTTTCTGTGGTGATGACATAAATCTTGTAATTCACAAAGAACAACGCATCACACCATTCTTTGATTAAAGGTGCTACTTGTCTTGTGAGCTTCATTTCATATCTATCAAACGCACCTTGTTCTTCTGGTAGTTCAAACTTGCGTGGTTTTGCATGGGCTGTAATGACAACATTGATACCGACCTCTATGAGACGATCTAAGAGTGTAAGCAGCTTAGAGTATTCATCGAGTAAATAGACATAACCTTTTCCAAACCCAAAATCTTCAATATTGTTCTTTCGATACTTTTCACAAACTGCATTGATACATAAGAATTCAGACCAGTCAGCCGTGTCTAAAATGACAGTTTTACAGATGGTTGGGTTATCATGAATTTCTTTAACGATTGCGACAAGTTCATTCCATGATTTATTACACTTGATTCTTCTGATATCTAGGTTGGATGTACCTCCCTCTGTGTCAATAAATAGTGGATCTGGGAACTGACTCGCAAATGTTGATTTACCAATTCCCTCTGGGCCATAAATGACAATCTTTAATGGCCGTTTTTCTTTACCTTCAATAATGTTTAGCATTTTCTTATTTATCTCCTTCTTCTATAATGGTGACCTCTTCACGAGGATCATTTTTTGGTACTAATACGATAGAACCTGCCTGCATGGTTATGTAATCACCAATGAGACCATTTACTTTGTCTTTACCAATACGTTTTGTTAACTCCGTAATACCTGCAACTTTTCTTGCGCCATATGGATCGATACCAGCGTCTTCACATACTTTTACAACTGCTTCTTCATTTGTGATCTTCCGTGATCCTTTAGAATGAACAAGTTTGAAACTAGACCACTTGTGACCATTAAGTGCTTTCTTAAGTGCAAACTCTTTTACATCTTCAGCAAACTGTATAAGTTCATCGAGTTTTGGTAACATGGCTTCAATTTGTACATCTGTCAGCATTGCAATTGGTTTTTTAGCTTCATTTGTTATTGCTAGATTGGTTTGTGCTCGCTTTGGACAGATTGCTTTACCGGCACAGTATCTGCAATACTTACCAGGATGCGCTTCAGGATTTGCTACTTTGGTACGATTTACTGCTGGAATCAAAACATTCGATTCAAATCGAAGCAACTCTTCAATGGGCATCTCATAGTCATTTGTGTTTGAAATCACAGGTTGATAAACAACAAGTCTGACCTTTTTCACTGAGTATAAATCCTTGTATGCCTTATAAAAGTAGAGTGCATAAATTCCCAGTTGTGAATTGAACATACCCGTTTCAGAATCATAGGCTTGTACAGGGCCTCGTCCAGTTTTTAAGTCAATAACGGTAAGTGTTCCTCCGTCAACAGATGAGATAATCCCACAGTCGAGTGTCCCACCTGCATCGTCATCAAAATCCATCTCAAGTCGCTGTTCAATTACAATGAGTGGTTCAACTGCTGATCGCTTTCTTTCAAACTCGATCGCTTGGATTACAAAGTCTGCATATCCATCAGCGATTTCTTGCATATCATCTGAGTACATATCGAGTTCTTTGATAAGTTCATTAATGGGCTTAACTTCATTGTCATAGTCGACTAAACTCAGTGACTGACTAATAAGTGCAGCACCCAACTCATGACACTGTGTTCCAAACTCTGCCTGTGGATTAGTTTCTTGACTAGCTCCATCGTTTAAGAGTGTGCTGAGTGGACAGTTTAACCAGGTACCACTTTTACTTGGACTATACTTCCTACTGTGAATCGTTGGACTTCGTGACATCGTCTTCACCTCTATTAACTTCTGCTTCATCCGGAAGCAACATAACTTCTAGTGCCAATGTTTTAGAAGTTTCGCTAATGAGTAATAGCGTTTCAACTAAATCCTTATCCGTCAGATAGGGTTTATTGGCCTTTTTTTCTTTCTGCATCTCTAAACCTCCTTTTGGTTTTGAAAAGGTCGTCATTCCTCTTCACTAGTTAAATGGCGAGGTAACCTATCATTTGCCGGTTATTCGTTAAACTTTTTTAATTTTTCTTTCAAAAGCTCAATAAGTTGAACTCTACGTTCCTGAATTCTGCTTCTTGATTTACTTAGCGCTTCAGCAATTTCAGCATCCTTTTTCCCTGCATTGAAGAGTTTGAGTATCTTTTGATCAACTGGATCAAGTTCGCTCACAACATTCCAAATGAAGTCCTTTTTTTCCTGTTCATGTATTTCCTCTTCCTTAGCTTCATAGGAGTCATCTTTGAAATCGTAATCGTATTGCTCGCGCATGCAATCAATAGAGATAGGAAGGCCGTCTCTTACTTTTGGACACAGGTTGCAATCTGCTCGACATTTCACTAACCCGTATTTTTCAGATGGAATTAAACATCTTGATTCCAAGTCGCGTACACGTCTTTCATTACGTTCTTCATTTCTATGCGCGTGATAATAAGACTCGTCACAAGGAATGAATCGATAATCTCCATCAGCATCTTTGTATAAAATCCAGTGCGTTAATGTGTTGTTGGGGTCGCTTTGAAGCTGTTTTAAACTTCCATAGCCATACAATTTAGGGTATTGATTCTTTTTTACCTTTGTTAATTTCATAAAAAAAGTACCTCCGCTTCTGATTTTTTCAGAACATGGAGATACTCTTTTCGTAGTCGTGTGGGCAGTTCAAAGGCGTCGCAAAAAGAATGGGTTTTAATCTCCAGTTCAGTTTGCAGGCCTTACTTCACAATAGTTAGTTCTGCGATATTTGATTTGAATAGATAAAGCAGTTGTGAGCCTTATATGGGTAGCAATTCCATGTAAGCTGATCTATCTATTTTTTTGCTTATTGCACTATAAATAAAGCGTTCGCTTAGTTTCTTTGGCCTTCACCACATGATTACATTGTGAATTATCAAAAATTGTGATAAAATTAATCAATAAAATGCAAAACTAATTGATGAAGGGCTGTCATTCTTTGACACCTCATATTCTATAGGAATGTGATAATAAAGTATTGGCGGCAATTTTGTAGTGTTTTTGCAGTTGTTTTTCAAATTAGCAAGGAGGAAGCAAATGGATAAGTTTAATATCGCTGAGTACATCACAATTGTTAAAAAGGGCTTAGTATCATGTAGTGGACAAGGCCCGGCAGGTACTTTATTACTTGAACAGATTGGCAATCTATTAACTCCTACAATCGATTTTGATGACACTAAAATTAGTCGATTATGTAAACACGTAACTGAGGTACCAAGTGAAATTATTGCAACCGTTAGCAATCCAACCTTTGTTTCAAGAGTTGTATCTGGTTTTAGCACTAATGTGGCTAAAGATTTTAATTCAAAAACAATTGACAATGTTTGTTTGAGACTTCATAACTTGATAAATAATGAACCAAATTTAGCTTCTTCATATAAGACGGTTCTTAATGATGCATACCGCACGAATGACAACGCAACATTTCTTGCTTTAGCGCTTGTACATGCTGTTGGAATGACCAATACTAATGATTCTAAGATAAGTACTAGTGATGAGGTTCCTTTCTTAACCGAATCTAACAACCATTGTCCAATGTGTGGTAATGGCTTATTTAAACGTGTCAGAGGTAGAGACGTTGTGAATTACGAGATGGCAAAAATCTATGATGACACTTTTGATGACGAAACAAAAAAAGAGCTAGAAGCAATATATCCAGCTCCTAGCTTAATTGATTCAGTTGAAAATAGAATTATCTTGTGCCTAAGTTGTTTTAGTGACTATCGCATTGATCCAACTAAAGAAAAATACACTAGACTATATAATAAAAAGCGTTACTTTGAGTTAAATAGAGAGATATCAAACGAATTAAATGATATTGATGTTGAGTCTGAACTCTATAATATTATTAGAGATTTAGGTGAACTTAGTACAGCTCATGAAAGTGGATTGGCTAGCCTTGATCCAAAAGAAATAATTCAGAAAATACCAGATGATGTTTTACTAAAAGACGATGTCACTAGGTGGGTCTTAAAATATTATAGATATATAGAACATCAATTCTCAAATCTTGATGCCACAGGCAAAAGTAGATTCAGTATAATTGCTCATCAAGTAGGTGAAGCCTTCGAGACTTTAGATGCTATGGGAAAATTGAGTCAAAAAGAGATATTCAATAGACTGGCAATGTGGATGGCCGATCAATTAGGCTATCCTATAGATAAGATTTCGGTCGTAAATATAATGATTGCATTTTTCGTGCAGAATTGTGAGGTCTTTCATGAGATTTCCTAGTAAAGTTACGTCTTATAACGATAGTATCATAGCCAAATTTCCACTAGTAATTAAAGAACTTTCAGTCGAAGACCTAACCCCAGAAAACTTATACAGTAAGATTAAGTCAAAGTTGAACGGTATAAGCGAGTTTATGGAAATAATCGTTTGCTTATACACACTTAAAAAAGTCGATCTAATTAACGAGGAGGTGTTACATTATGTTGAAAAGTATTAGTTGCGATAAATTTCTTTCACATGGGAGTGTTAGAAAACCAATTATCTTTCATACTGGGCTTAATACGGTATTAGGAAGTTCCGACGCCAAAAACTCAATTGGAAAATCAACATTTCTAATGATTATAGACTTTGTTTTCGGTGGTGAAGATTATGTAAATAAAGAAACAAAGGATGCGATTGAAAAAGTTGGCCATCACACTTTTAACTTTAGCTTTGAGTTTGGAAATGAACTACTTTACTTCTCTCGTTCAACAGATAATCCAAGTTTTGTTAATATGTGTGATTCTAATTATAGAGTAATAAAACCGATTACGGTCGATGCATTTAATAAAGCACTTGCTAACAGATACGGCTTATTAGAAAACGGCATTTCTTTAAGGGATTCTGTCGGTCGGTTCTTCCGAATTTATCACAAAGATACAACTGATGAACATTTCCCTCTAAGGGCAGCTACTAGAGAAAGTGTAAATACAGGAATTACTGCGTTGTTAAAACTATTTAACTTATATAATCCTATTGTAGAGCAGGATGTAATTAAAAAAGAAGCTCAAGATAAATCAACTACTTTAATCAAGGCGAGAAACTACAGTCAAATTAAAGCAGCTTCTACAAAGGCTGAATTTGAAAAAAACAATAAACTACTAGATGAAATGCAACAGCAGTTAGATGATCTTACTAGGGAAACACAAAGTGGTTTATCTGATTTAGATGCGGTTCAAGCACAGGAACTTGCAGATATCAAGAGTGAGTTAAGTACGCTAAGAAGACAGAGAACTCAATTAAAATCTCAAATGGATGCAATGAAAGATGATCAAGATTACTCCAAGAAAAACTTTAAACACGCATATGATTCACTTAAAGAGTTCTTTCCTGAGGCAAATTACCAAGAACTTGAAAAAGTCGAAGGTTTCCACAGCAAACTTTCGATGATACTAAAGAAAGAGTTTAAGGAAAAAACTGATGAAATTAAACTTCTTCTATCGCTTGTAAATGAAAAGATTGAAGTATGTGAAGCACGAGCGAAGCAAATCAAAACCGCACCAAATGTTTCAAAAGCAATTTTGTTAAGATTTGCTGAACTTACTAAATCTATTGAATTGCTTAAAGAGGCTAATAAAAACTACATTGAAAGTCAGAAGCTTCAAAAAGCATCAAAGGAAGAAAAAGAAAAATATGAGCACTTAGTAAAAGACGTTATTTGTTCTGTTCAAGATTCTCTAAATACTATGATGAAAGAATATACAGATTTTGTATATTCAGGAACTAAAACATCACCAAAGATTGACATTATTGATTCGAGTCACTACAATTTTTACACTCCAAATGACACAGGTACTGGCTCGTTGTGTAGAGGTTTGGTCATATTTGATCTAGTGGTTTTAAACAATACTAGACTGCCTGCTGTAGTCCATGATACGGTAATATTAAAACATATCGATGATGAAACCTTAGAAAAATTAATCGAGTTGTATAAAAATAGTCCCAAACAAGTATTTATTGCTTTTGATAGAGATACAACATACAGTGATAATATGCAGGCAATTTTAAATGACTCTAAGGTTCTTAAATTATCTTCAGGAGGAAACGAACTTTTTGGTAGAGCATGGAATGAAGTTGAAGTTAAAAAGGAGGTTTAAAAGATGCGGTTATCATATAATAAACTATGGAAATTGCTAATAGATAAAAACCTTAGCAAAAAAGAACTTGCAGAAAAAAGCGGGATTAGTGTAACATCAATTTCTAAGCTTAAAAAAGGAGCAAACGTCAACACTGACAACCTTTTGAAAATTTGTATTGCATTAGACTGTGATATATCTGATATAGTTGAAATTGTAAAAGAATAAAAAAAATAGCGACTCAACTCAAATAAAGAGCTGGGTCGCTTTTCTTTTACTTACATATACTACACTTCGTATCCGCCAGAAATAATGAATTTTCTAATCTCATTATCTGCCAGTAATTTAACTTTTCTGAAGGAAAGTATATCTCCTGTTCTTTTTTCAAAGAAACTTTTGGCTTTATTAATATCCAGAGTTAACTTAAGATCATCTAACCTGCCAAACTCATTAATATTCGATTCATCAACATTAAGATTCATTAAATTTCTTAATTTAACTTCATTTAGCCCTAAGTTTTCCGAGAATTTCTTAATGTAATCATTATAAGCCTTAAAATGGTACTCGGTTATATAATCTCTAAATGTCTTGCTTGAATCAATTTGGATGTTACCCAACTCTAAGTCCAATAGAAACTGTTTTGCAAACTTCTGTTCTTCTTGACTTAAAGTAGCAAACGTTTTATATAGTTCAGTTAATGCGGTCTCTTTAGCTTCAGGATTACCTGCAGATAGATTTTTAACAAATAGTTTAAATTTTGAATCCATGTAACCATCATCTATTGTGTCTGTTTTAATTTCAGTAATGTGAGTATTAATATCAAAAGGAATATCCTCTTGCTTCGTACCTCTCGAGAACAATTCTTTATATCTTTGAACTAAAATCAAATATGTAGTTTCATCCAAGTTTAAAGTAATTGTTTCAATTGCTCCATTTGGTTGATTAAAATCGTAAATTAGGTGCTTCCAATTAAAACCTTGAACCTTAGCCGAACTTAAATAATTATTAAAATTAGAGAAAGATTTAGCAAACTTCTTTTTCCAATCTAGATTTTCGTCAATTCTTTCAAAATTAAAAATACCGACAGAATCAAATAAATCTTTTATTTCTTGAAACATGAAGTTCATTTGATTCAGGTTTTTGTTTAACTTATCAACAAAAATACCGAATGGTATGTTTCCAGAGTATTCATCAACTGCATCTTTTAGGTTTTCTTCCATTGTATGTGGATATCTATACCATACAATAGTTCCATGAGGTTTATCTGGACCATGCAATCTATTTGTTCTAGAAATGGCTTGAATAAAATTCTTTCCTGCTAGTTTCTTATCTAGATATAGAGTATTTATCCATTTGGAGTCAAATCCTGTCAATAATTGATCCACCACAATAATAAGATCGAGTTTATCATCATCTTTAATATTTAGGTATGGTTTTTTATGGGCAAGTCTGGCACAAGCATCCTTTTTAAAGTTAGGGTATGTTGCAATAGTATATTCACTTCCAAACATAATTTTATAATCCGTAAGAATATCAGTAATACCTAACATCTTCCCAATAGAAATTGTATCATTTGAATCGCTAGGATCAAATAGTGCTGTAACCTTAAGTTCGCTATTAGCAGCCTTAAACAATGCATAGTACTTAATAGCTTCAGCTATAGAACTGGTCGCAAAAATAGCATGGAACTTTGAATTAACACTTCTTATCAACCAGTTATCAATAATATCTTTTACTACGGCTTTTTCATGTTCGTCAGTTTCATATTGTGTTCTTGGAATAAACTTCTCAATTTCGACCATGCTGCAATTTTCTTTTCCACGATTCATATAGTAAAGAAACTTATTTTTTGATTTTGGATTAGCCATTGCTTCAGCGACTGATGAGCAATTACATTCTGATAAAGCAACTTTCTCACGAAGTATTTTATCATCATATGTAGTAACTTTATAAGGATCAAACCCTAATACGTTTTTGTCTCTAATTCCATGCACTATTGTATACCGATGAAGTTCCTTACCGAAAATATCCGCAGTATATTCGTGATCTGGTGTGCCAGTAAATCCAAAATAAATAGCGTTTGGAAAAGTTCTCTTAATGTCCTGATGCATGTCACCTTTTTGATCTCTGTGACATTCATCGATGATAAAGACTATTTTCTTAGATTTAATTTTATCTAAATCTTTAGTTTTGATGTTACTATCATCCTTAATTCTACTCATTTTTTGAATTGAGGTAACGATTAAAACATTATCGGATGAATCACTTTTAAGTTTGGAAATTAGTACTTGAGTATCTTCAGTAGCTTGTACTGACTCAGAAGGATCTGAAAAGTTTCTATAATTAATTAGAGATTGATCTCCCAGTTCAATTCTATCAAGAAGAAAAATAACTTTATCAGCATCTTTTGAATTCGCTATCAACTGAGCAGCTTTAAAAGAAGTCATAGTTTTCCCTGATCCTGTTGTGTGCCAGATATATCCTCCATGTTGATCATCTTTTGTCCAATTTGTTCTAGCAACTCTATCAGAAATTGCCGCAGAAGCAAAAAATTGATAGCTTCTCATTACTTTTAGAACTCCGTCAGAATCATCTGGAATTGTGTAAAATCCAATCAATTCATGAGCCATCGGTATTGATAAAAGTTTTGTAGTGAATGTCTTCCAGTCTAAAACTAAATCATTATTAAAATCCTCCCAGTGGAAATAAAAATCAGGATTAAACTTTCCAGATGGTCCGGGATTAGCAAAATAAACAGCTTCTTCTGGATTCATTGCAACAAAAATCTGAACTAATGAGAAGACACCTGTATAAACTCCATTTACCATATATTTTTCAATTTGTGTTTGTGCTTGTGTGATTGATACCTTCGATTTTTTTAGTTCAATATGAAAAACAGGCATTCCATTAATAAGAAGCATAATATCGCCTCTTCTTGATGGATACACGGAATTATTTGTTTTAAATATTGGTTGTTCTGCTATTTGATAGCGACTTTTCCCACCAGCGATTTCCATGCGGTCATAAATCTTCAAACTAACATTTTTTCCAAAATGAAGATAATCATCTTGATTATCACGTGTAATTGTTACAGTTTTTCCATTAATAAAGTTATTTAGTGCTAATGGAGTTTTCAATATCTGTACTTGTGTTAGAATTTGATTCATTTCACTATCGGTTAACGGACAACCATTTAAAGTATCCTTATCCTTATTGTTATCAAACAAAATACTAGACCAGTTTTTAATGAGGTCTTCTTCTGTAGGGTTTTTTAGTACATTATCTTCCCAGCCGCATTGTTTGCGAAGTAAATTAACAAATGCTTCTTCGAATTTTAACTCGTCGTTAAATTGCATATTAAGCCCCCTTTAAGCAAACATTTTTGAAAGTAATGTAACTTTCAAATATTCTAATGTCTTAATCTCTTTTTCTTGGCTAGAAATTAACTCATTTAGGTTATCAAAAAAATCAACAATTTTCTTTTGCTCAGGTTTACTAGGATATTTAACAATCGTTCTTGTTAAAAATTCATAATTAAACCCCGTGACTTTAGATCCTTGCATATATGGAATGAGTTGATCATGAAAGTGTGTAGTATTCATTAAAATACCTAAATATCCCTTTTCAAATTCTACCTTTGGTCTGCAAGGATATGTATGTAATCCTGATAAAACTGGCATATCATAATTATTAATAATTTCAATCATTTTTCCAGCTGTCGTATCTTCGGCTGTGTCAGCAAAAACAACATCTCCAGATTTCAAATAATTGTCTTCTTTAAAAGTAACTATATTCACGTCAGAATTTATAAACGGAACAATTTTGCTTTCAACATTTATCGAGAAGCCATAATTGATTAAAATATCTCCATAATGTATATTTTTAGTTGAACCCTCTCTATAATTAAGTTGCTTTCTAGAAAAAGCATTGTTAGTCAACTTATAGAATATTGATCCAAACTTAGCTTTAATCCAATCTTCTTTGAAATTTTTAAATCTAATTTCAGGAACATCACTTCCTTTATTGGGAAACATTTTATACAACATAGAGTGTTTGAACTTGTTTGTGTTAGCAAAAATATTTTTTTTATGTTCAATTAAGAAATCTATATTTGATAGAAATGCTGCTACTTCTTCCTGCTCACTTAAGTCAGGTATCAAGACTTCATAATTTTCTATGTCTGAGTTTGAAATATTTAACTGTGCAGCACCTTGACCACTTAAATTCATTTCTCTCTCGAAATTCGGATTTGACAATCTTTGAAATAAAAACTCGTTATTTACATTATCCCGAGGAATAAGAACATCCACACGTTGGTTTAGCAAATTATTAACTCCTTTATTTAACGAAACTCTACCAACATTTCCTGTCATTGAAATAAGAATGCTATTTTCATTTAATATTTGGTGTGGTTGAATATCAGAAGGTAATTCATTAATCTTGTTAGATTCAGAAATATTTCTAATATATCTCTGTCCGCCCACATTCCCAATAGTAATGATGCTATATTTACCTGTTTTTGAATATTTTTTACTATTAAAAGGAAATCCTTGTTTGACTTCCGCAAAATTTGCAACTCTACCTTTTTTCCATTCACCATCATAGTCAAATCTAATCTCAGGAACACTCCTCATTTTTGTCACCTCCAATAAGTTTTTTGAATTCCCTAAGCCCCTTCGAATCAAACTCATCACCAGACAAATCCTCAATCATAGTTGATAAGTTAGAATGTGCTGCCTGAATTTTATCTATTAGTTCTTCATATGTTACAAGATACTTATCGTTAAGTGATTCAATTTTAGAACTTAAATCTTCAATGACAATTTTAGATAGATTCCTTATCTGTTTATACAAAGGACTAATCCATTTGCCAATAAGATTTTCTATCGCTTCTTCATCAGAAAATCCTTCAATCTTTGATTTTGTTTCGATTATTAGTGTCTCGTGTAATATTTTCTTGTCTCTCTTAGCCTTTTTTATTTTTTCGTTTACTTCATTGATTTTTATTATTGTTTCTTCATAACTATCCTCTTCAAACTCAGCACCTTTTTTTAATTCTTTTTTCAATTTAGAAATCACAGCGTTAAGTTTTTTTGATACAATATCTCCTTCATCATTAACTAGTTCTACTTTATCATTTGAGTCAATAGAATCTAGTAAAGCTATTTTCTCTACTTCAAATAATGCCAAATCTTCTATAAGAGAATCTAGTTGCAGCTTACTATCTTTGAAATATTTCTCTTGTATTTGATCGAAAGGAAGGATATGCCCTAACCATCCATCTTGCACTTCATACATTTCTTTTGTTTTACTATTTTTCTTGAAAACCATGTTAGGATCAACTTTTTTTATAGCTTCACAGCCTTCAAGTTGTATTAACTCTAAATCTAACGATATTATGTTCCAATAATTGTCTAAAATTTGATAAGCATCATAATAATCAATTAATGGAATTTCTACCAATAAATCTCTAAGTTTATTTGACAAAATTCTTTCTTCTTTTGGTATTACAACATTCATCATGTTCGCAATTAATTCCTCTTTTAAGAAGTCAGGATAGTTTCTTATAGAAGATTCAAATAAAGAAATATAAGAAATAACGTCTTTATTACCTTGAATTGTCGCTTTTATATTTTCGACATTTAGAAATGAATAAGGTATTTTTTTGGATGTAAATATCTGCTCTCTCAGTGTTGGAAATACACTCCAGTACTCCATTAAGGAGTCAATTTCATGGTTAGGAATACCACCAAACATTGTTGCATAAATATCCCATATTTCATTTTCTTTACTAGAGTCCACATAACGAGGTATATTTAGATTATATTCATTTGATATGATTTCTACTTTAGAGACTAATCTTGAATATTTTTTATCACTTTCTGAAGGATTTCTATTTATAACTGTATCTACGATTTTTCTTACATCTTTTGCCTGAAGGCAGTTTTTATTTCCATCTTTTATAAAACCTTTTGATGCATCAATAAAAAGAACATCACCAGCAGTTCTATTTTTCTTCAAAACCATAATGATTGTTGGAATACCGGTTCCAAAGAAAATATTAGCAGGCAAACCGATGATAGTATCTATGTTATTATTATCTATTAATTTTTCCCTAATCTTTCCTTCATCACCACCCCTAAATAACACACCATGTGGTAAAACAATTGTCATAATGCCATCAGGTTTAAGGTGATAGAGGTTATGAAGTAAGAATGCATAATCTGCTTTTGCTTTTGGTGCAACTCCATATTCCTTGAACCTCATATCATTAGATGCATCATCATTTACCCAGCTTTGTGAATAAGGTGGATTGGAGCAACAACCATCAACAAAAAGTGGATCATATGTTCTGTCTTTATCACCTTCGACGAAAAATGGCCAATCATCACCAAGAGTATCACCATTTCTAACTATAATATTATCTGGTAATATGTCCCTCATTACTAAGTTCATTCTAGTTAAATTAAACGTGTTTTCAATCAACTCTTGTGCATAATACTTTACTTTATTGGCTCTATTCATGTGTTTTGATACAGACTGTCCAATATTTATAAGTAAAGAGCCTGACCCAGATGTAGGATCGTATATACTAATTTCAGCTCGCTCTTTCAAATGATCAGCTATGATTTCGCTCATAATTACAGATGCTTCATGTGGTGTATAAAACTCTCCTGCTTTTCCTGCATTTGCAGCAAAATTTTTAAGTAAAAACTCATAAACAAAACCTAAAACGTCGTAGTTTTGACTACCATCTGTTGGTATTTCGTTTATTAAATTTATAAGTTTTCTAACTGCTTTGGTTCTTTCTGAATCAATTGTACCTAATGTATCAAGACCCTTTTCCAAAGTCTCAAAAATGTTATCATAAACTTTTTTATAGTTTAAACCAATTAATCGATTGAATGCGCTTAAAGCAGTTCTAACATCCTTTATTTGAAAATCTTTACCATTCTTAATCCAGTATGAAAATAGATCTTTATTTGCAATAAAATATCCTATGTTTTGTTGACAATTTTCTAGTGTGTCTGTAGCTTGCTCTGTCAATTCTTTGAAATCGTCTTCAGTTTCAAAATAAAGTTTTTCTTTCAAATATCTCTCTTCTTTTTCTGATATGTATTTATAAAAAATTAAACCGAGCATATAATCTTTATATGAACTAGCAGAAACTTTTCCTCTTAATTCATTTGCTCCAGCCCATATTTTAGCTGCAAGTTGTTGTTTATTCATTGTTTTCCCCCTCAAATTTTATATCTTTCATCTTACAATATTGCAAAAATACCACTATTGCTTTTTTAGTTGGATTTGCTTTTCCGTTTTCCCATCGAGATACTGTGGGTAAAGAAACATTTAACTCTTTTGCTAACTCAGCTTGACTTAAATTGAGTTTCGCTCGAGCAAAAACAAGCTTATCTTTAAAGTTCATTTTCATGCATCCTTTCATGACAAATTTAATCATTTATAATCATATTTTATCATCTTTTCTAAAAAAAATCTATAATAAGTAAGAGAGAAGTGTATATTTGGGCTGAATTTTTTAAAATCGTGTAAAAACACATGTAATCGTGTAAATCGAATGCAAATCGTGTAAACTGACTTGAAATCGTGTAAAAATCTATCAAATCGTGTAAGCACCTATTCTATTGTGGAATCTTGACCTAAATTTTAGCTGCATTTTGGATCAAATATTTATCCATAAATTGAGAAAAAGCCCTTATTAAAGCAAAAAAAGGCCTGATACGTATTGTATCAAACCTATGCTTGTTA